GCCCATAAACGCTTCTTGCGCTTCAGCGAACTAACCGCCGACGCGGTTCGCTTCTCGCGAAAGAATCGTAGCGCGTGTGTCAACGATTGAATAACTTCACGCATGGCGTTGGGCGTGTCCCACACCTTTTGCACCCCTGTGCATAACGCCTGTGGATAACTTTTCATTGGTGACCCCAACCTTTACCCTTAAATGAAATCCCGAAAGTTGAGTAACGTCGGCTCATGTTTGCCCCGCAGCAGATTGGTTGGTTCTCGTCGTGGATTGACTTATCCACCTCAACACGGATTTTGCACACTGTGCATTCAAACTCATAGATTGGCATTGGAACTCCCTATCTGTGCAACCCCCATGACTTCGCACTTGGTGCATTGAATCACTTCGACACCTTCTGGAAGGTTGTCTGTAATTCTGTGAATCAGCTGCTTTGTAATCTTCTTGCATTTTCTGCACTCAAACTGCACTGTGTCCATAATTGCTTCTCCGTAAATTCTCGATCGGCTGAAGGTTTATTTGTGTGACCCACCAATTAGGTTGTTTTGTGTGACGGTACTTGGGACGTTTTGCCATAGCAATGGGAATCCAGCCCGCAATGAAATAGTTTGGAGATTCACCAGTCACAAGAATTGCAACGTCGGTTGCTCGATCGTATTCGTGAACCACTAAATGACCAGCAACGTACTTAGTCCAACGGACTTCGAAATGACTGCCAACGTCGGCTTTTGTTTTGCCCTTTTGTTCAAACGGGTCAAACTCAACACCTAAGTATTTTGCAACAACCCATTCGCTGCCAATGCTTTCTGCGTCCTGTGCAATGAGATCGTGCAGTGATTTATCCGTTGAATAACCGCCTTCACGGGTTTGCCAATAGTCGGTGTTGTTTTTGGCTAAATGAATTGCAGCGTCATGACATGTAAATTCCTCTTGCCTTGTCAATGTCATTTTCATTTGAATTCCACCAAGATTGAAGGAAACGGTGCTGAACCAATTTGACCACCGAATTTCAATCGCCCACGCATAAACGTGACTTTGTGTTGGATTGCGTAATCATGGAACCAAGCCGTATCGGTGCGCGCTGGCAACAACATAACAATTTCAGCATGGCGTGATTCATTGTGCGCCTTTTTTACCCAGTCCTTAATCACACGACCATAGGGCGGATTGCACCAAACGCGGTTGTTTTTCCAAGTAATTGCAAGCCCGTCACGCATGCTTGGGTTTTCATGATCTAGTCCACACCAATTTTTTGTTTTATGGTTTGTCGAACTAGCTGCTACGTCTAAAGTAAAATCATGAATTGCGTTCAATTCGTCAAACAAGTTTTGCGGTGTTGACCAATTGTCTGTTTTGCTGGTCGGCATGTAAGCGTTCATCTGCAACCTGCACAAAACCAGATTATCTTTTCGGCTTTGTCATAACCCTTCTGATAGCCAAACGGGTCAAACTTTGTCAGTTTTGAACACTTGTCGCATTGCTCGACTTTGTATTCGGCAATGACTTCACCGTTTTCCATGAGTTTGGCGGTCATGCTTTGTGGGTAGATCACCTCAACGAAGTCGCTCATACCTGTGGCTCCCATTTGCCTGTTGACCGTAGGACGTACCAGCGCGGTGTGCATTGGGTTGCCTTTGTGCGTTCAGTGCAAAAGTACCCGCCCCATGTTTTTGGTGACCCGTCATGTGATTGCTTCCAGATCATGTGCCCGTGACTACATTGCGGTGCTTCCTGCACTAACTCGCCACCCAATTGCTTTGCAATTTCGTCCATTGATGAACCTAACGACGGAATGCCAGACTGCTCGGCTTCAGCTGCGGTTTTGTAACTTGGCACCTCGCCAAATTTTGTCGTCCAGTAATCGGTCGAATCTGTGTTTGCGATCTTGGCTGGTGTGCGTTCAACCTGTTCCATGATCTCTTTTGTGCTTCTTTCCGCACCGCCCATGACAAGTTGTTGCACCCGCATAATTGCTGAAGTCGTCGAATCTTCGACAAACCAACGACGCATGTTGGGCTGGTAAGCACCTTGATACCCGTAAGCGTAATCAATGCCCGCTGGGTGTAGATCAGTGTCATTTCGAAACGCTTTTGCTTCAACAAGGACGTAACCCTTTTCAGCACTAAATTCCACAATTCGGGTTTCAATGCGTCCCGTTGGGTAGGTTTTTAACCAGCGTTCTAGTCTTTCGCGTGAAGCCTCGTACCCGTCCAAGAACCCCATTAGTTGACCGCCTTATTGCTTAGGTGGCGAACCATTGCTTTACGTCGTGCCATGCCTTCACGCTTGCCGTCTTTGAAGCCTTTTGCGTAACCAACCGCAGCCCCAAGCACCATAAGGATTATGACTAACACCAAACGACCCAGCGTTTGCGGGTCTAATAAATCTAAAACCATTTTGAATTCTCCCGATTCTTGGCGGTAAGTGTTACCACCTGAACTCAGGGTGACGCATGAACAACGCGCGGTCAAGAACCTTGCGTGTTTGTCGGCGTGTCGATCGGTTTTGGCTTGGATTTCAGTCCATTGCCAGCAAGTACGCCGCCCAACGAACCAGTCAAGAAAATTGCCAATGTTTTCAATAAATCAATAAAGGCTGCGTCGTTGGGTGCTTGTGCCCCAATTGGCTGCGTGACAAAAATCAGCGCATAAGTTATACCCACGGTTACGATCAAAAACACCGCAGCAAGGGTCGAACCAATTATTAAGATCAGCTGCGCGTGTACGTCCTCAGGGGTTCGACGGCGTGTTGGCTTGTCGTGTTGAGAATCCAAGTATGTCGTCAGTACACGTTCCAGTGGGGACGCATTGCGGTTTTTTGCATTCTGGCTTTGACCAGTTTTCAAATTCTTGGCATTCATAGCGCACCCAGCCTTGATAGCCGCAAGCGGACATGGTTAGTGCAAGTGCCCAAACCAACCATGCCGCCGCGACTTTTCGGGCTACTTCCCCGTTAACCCGAAACTCTTATCCTGCGGGTTTAACCAGCGCAAAATTACTGGTGCAACCGCTGCAATTCCACCCATTGCAAGGGTCTTAGGGTCTTGCACGCCCGCAAGGTACAGCGCGAGTGCTGCTGCCATAAATGAGCGCGCCCATGAGGCTGCTAGGGCTTTGGCTTTGTCCATTTTTTTGTCTCCTTCTTTGGTTTGTCTCCCGAAGTTGGAACTGCAACCGTTGGAAATTCGCCCTTATACGGAACAAATTTTGGAATTCCAAAACCGACGATTTCTTTTCCTGCTCCATACGAACGAACCTTCACCATGACCATTCCGCCATTGCGCTGATCGCCTGTCCCGCTGGTGTTGCCCTCGATCGTCAAGCAAGTCTTTGTGTCAATTAGTCCAACAACAATTCCAATGTGTGAAATGCGATCAACACCGTCGTGTGGAAAATCCATAAATGCCAAGTAGCCCAATTGCGGCATGTTTGACCAACGCTGAATTTCCTTAAATTTGTGTGCGCCTTGCGCCGTGCCAACCACCGAATGAATCTTGACACCCGCTTGCGCTGCACACCAATTGACGAACGAACCGCACCACGGCAAACCGTCAGCCTTTGTAAATTTGCCGTATTTGGTTAGGTTGTCGCCTTCCTCAACCGTACCGACTTCAGCTGCTGCGACTTCGATCAAGCGTGCATTTGTTCCGTTTGGACAGGTCATAGACCCAATGCCTTCAAATCATCTGTTGTTAGACCAAGTGCAGCAAGTTTTGCCTGTGCAGCGGCTTTTGCTGCTTCGGCTGATTCGCTTGCGGCTTGTAATTCTGCAATTTCTTTTTCGTGATTTAATCGCGCCTTTGTTTCAGCAGCGGTTTCCTCACGCTCAGTAATAATTTCCTCGCCGGTAATTAAATTAAAATCTTTTTCAATAATTTTCATTTTAAGACCCCAATACATAAATAGTGCCATTATCAAAATTGCCTGTTGATGAAATAATACTTACTGAGGTAATGGCAGCGGAAGCCTCATAAAAACCTTGTATACTATAACCTTGACCTTCATCTGCATTGTTATTTGATAAGCCTGATGTTAGATCGTATCTTTTCCAACCTGTACTGTCTGCCTTATCCACATACATGGCTGCACTTATTGATGAAATTGCGCTTGTGGACATTCTACCGACAGGAATTGCAGATGCGGTCGAATAATTTGATCTTGAAGAACTTTGCACACCTTCAGGATTTGATGGAGTAAACTCATAGCGTGATCCAAAATCGGAATAATTTGCGGCACTATCAGAATTGAATGTTATTGAAAGTGATGAAAGTGCATTTGCACTTGATGCATCTTTTACCAAAATTAACAATTCTTTTGCTGAAATTCCACTTACTGTAATTGTGGTTGCTCCAGTTAAAGCCGTACCACCAGCATTTAATAAAGTCCAACCTGTCGGAAGCCCAGCTGGCGCAGCCCATGTTGGCACGCCACCTGCCACCGTTAGAACGTTTCCTGTGCTACCAATGGCAAGACGTGCGGGCGTTGAACCGCTTGATGAATAGATCGTGTCGCCTGTTGTTGTCATTGGGTTAGTCATGCCAGCAGTGTCAGTACCCCACACAAAATCCATGTCGGCATTGGTGTTTTTCTTTAAAACTTGCCCAGTCGTACCACCTTTAAGATCAGCCAATGACGTGTCAACGGCTTGTCCAAAAACTTCGAAATCGGCTGGTAAGTCGGTGACTAAGTCCGTCGACGTGGGCATTTGCCACCCGAAATTGCTGGTTGGATTTGTCATTTGTTCCCCTTTTCTACGCCACTATTGTGGCATTTTCCCAGTTTAAAGTCGGCGACACGCTATTCCAACGCTCGGTTATTGGCACATCATTCCAGCGCATTGCCTGCAATGAGTAGGCGAGCGGTGAAAGCAACAGGGTCACCGAAAGTTGATTGTACGAAGCCTGAAACGACCAACCTTCGACAAAGCCTTGAAATGTCCCTGAATTCATGTTCAGCGGTAAATTGTTCAGCGCAATTGCTTCGCCCATAAAAACGTTCAAAAGGTTGTCTCGGTCAGCGTCATCAATTTCAGGGTTTGTAAGATCAAAAGAAATCTGGCTAAAGATAGGCTGCGGGTTGGCGCGTAATGATAAATAAAACGCAGCCTGTGCGCTCGCGTCTCCCGCGTCATGCAGTGTTGTCGTGATGATTTGTGCAAGATTGCCATAGATTGCAATTGAGGCTGGGTCACTGTCTGAAACGTCGTTTTGACTGTTCGCCCCGTACAAAATAGTTATGGCATTTCGTACGTCGCCCACGCGTGTTTCAATGCGAAGTCCAGCTGCGCGCGCGTGATTTGCGTCAAGATCGACATAACCGTTTGCTGCAAGGTAGTTGGTTCGGTGCGTCGAATCGGCATAACCAATGCGCCCTAAACTGTCCTCGTAAATGTAGCCAAGCCCTGAAGTCGCCAATGCTGCAACTAGCGAATAAACGTCGATTGGGTCTGACCCACCACCACGCGCCGATAGATCATAATTTCCCGGGCGGTCGATTTCACCTAACCCATTGTTTTCAGCCGTCGCCCATGTCGTGCCCGCTGGTGTGTAAGTACCCCATGTGACCGACCCAGCGACCTGCGCCCATGAATTGAACAATACTGATTGTAAAACTTCATAGATTTGATCGCCGTCAAAATCCCGTGCAAGTGCGTCGGTAAAAATTACTTTTGGCAAACGTGCCAATGCGCCCAATGCAGTGATCGAATAGGTCTGCGTGAACGTTGTCGAACCTACGTCACGCACTTCCAAACCAATGTCAACAACACTGCCACCAAAAATTGAAACAAAGGCATTGGACGTGTCTTTAATTCGAACCGAAATTGTTGAATTGATTGAAACTGGAATCGTGCTTTGTGAAATGTCAATAAGTTGCAGATTCACATAACCCGCGCGGGCTTGCTCGTAAATGTTTGTCCGACCGCTTCGAATGGTCAAATTTGCTAAAACTGCGTTGGTGTATTCAACGCCGTCGATTTCAACTAGCCAAATGGGATTCCATTGCGTCATAGTGCCACAAGGTTTCCAGCACCACCCGTGCCACGATAAGCCGAACTGTTGAGGGTTTCTACGATTGTTCGGGCAGTGCCTTCCTTGTCGAACGCACCAGTCACGGTCAAATTGATTGTTGTCCCCATTGAAGCCGCTTCAGCCATTCGGAAACTGCCTGCGTTAAAACCGCCTGAAACGACGTTTGACGTTGCCGCAGCCGCAGTTGCAGCGACTTTTGAAACAGTAGCCAATCCGCTAGTGTCAACAATTGTTTTTGTCGGACTTGTTTCCTTTCTACCGCCGAGACTTCGATCCGTTGAAAATGATTGACCATTTGGCATTGTCCCTGAAAAACCAGCAACGCCACCACTGCCACCTAAATCATCTGTGCTCACGTCACTACGTCCTACCAATGCCGTTGCACCAGCCAAAATGGCGGCAGCAACTCCCACGGCAGCTAAGCCCGCTAAAGGATTAAGTGCAAAATACCCTGCAACACCAGCAATGATTGCTGAAGCCTTCAAAGCATTGTAAACACCAATCAATGTTTTAATCAATGCAATTGTCGCGGATACGGCTGCGCTAATTTTGGAAACGACGAAAATCGTCGCAATAACACCAGCAACAATTTTCAATTCATCTTTAAGATCAATTACTGTCGCAATTACTTTGCGAACTTGTTGACCAAACTTAAATGCGCCGTCGGTTGCGTCCCCGGTCGCTTCTTCCAAACTGCCTTGACCTGTAAGCCCATTAATAAATGATTCAAGGTTTGGAACGACAGTAGTCAAAACATAATCTGACAATTCTTGAACGATTGGCAAAAGTGCCGCCCCGATTGATTCTTTTGCTTCGTCAGTTGCGATTCTAATTCGCTCAAACTTAACTGCTGCGGTTTCGGCTGCGCCTTCAGCAAAATTTCCGTAAGTCGTTTCCAATGATTTGATGATCGCTTCATTGTCTTTTGATTTCAAAAGATTTGCGTCAAGTCCCAAACCAAGTTTGTTAAGTGCAGCAGTGTTTCCGTCATAAGCGCGACCCAATGCGTTTGCGACGGTTTCGACTGGCTTGCCAGCCGCGACACTAAGATCGAGCGCAAGATTCAATAGACGCTGGGCTTCCTCGGTGTCCTTTGTGCTTCGAACTAAACGACTGAAGGCTGGACGCAATTCGTCGTCAGTAATACCAACGGCAATTGAAGTTGCGGTGATGTATTCCTCAACACCAGCAATTTGTGCAGTTGTTGCGTTGGTCGTTGCCCTAATTGTTTCGGCTAACTTTTCCTGCGCTAGTGCGTCTTGGGCTGCTGCCTTTACTGCGTCAGCTGCGAATGCCAGTGCGGCAGTACCAGCAACGGCAAATGCCAGTGCAGCCTTTTTGCCAAATTCCGTAGCCTTGTCGCCAAATGATTGGGTTTCCTTGCTTGCGGTATTTAAGCCAGCGACTAAATCTTTTGTCTCAGCAAGGATCGATAGTTTAAGGGTTCTTGAACCTGCCATTAGTCAAACCTCTTTATTATCGTCGAAAACGCCTGTTCCCACTTTTGAATGATTTCGGGCTGGGCTGATCTTAACGTCGGATAGATAAACCAACCTCGCGACCCGCGACCTTCACGCCCTGACCAAACTGGAAATTGTTTGTATTTGTTTGAACCAAATTCTGCGCCGCCCCATAATTGTTGGGTCGTGCCACCGCCACTTAACTTTTGACCAGCAAAACCAAAACTGATTTCACCAATTTTTGACGACTTGGAAACCTTTGAACCTTCCGCGACTTTGTTATCCAAACGGTTACGGGTTAAATTGCTGGCTGCGCTGACTATCTTGCCACGCACAAAATCAGCCAACGCACTTGAAGTTTGCTTGGCTTGGGAAATGGCTTCGTCGTCCATTGCTTTAAATGCCCGCGTAATCGAACGCAATTCGGCTTTGTCGTAAGTGATTGCCTCACTTGCCATTGTTGCGCCTTTCCATAATTTCAATAACTGTGAGAATGTCCTCGGCTGATTCAAATTCGCTTGGGGGTAGCCCTGTTGCTAGGGCTACTTCCCAAACGATTCGACTTAGGCTTCCGACTGGGTAACTTTTGGGTTTGCCTCACCAACACTCACGTCAGCAATTGTTTCCGTCCAAACCTCTAGGGTTTTGGTTGGCTTGCCAGCTGCTTCGCGCTTCATTGCATAGTAAGCAAGGAAAACTAGATCAGAAATTCCGATTCGCTCTTGTGCCTGTGCAATTGTGTTTCCTGTGTGCTTTTCCCAACGAACCCACTCAGGGGGAGCGGCAACGTATGTCGCCTGCTCACCGCTGGTGAATTCGATCGTGATTGGTAGTTTCATTTTGTCTCCCGATTGTTAGTGTTAGAACGCTTCGGCTGGTGTGCCGATAACGGTGAATGAAAGTGACACTGTTTGAGCGTCTGGTGCAGTACCGCCCGCGCTTGGAAACGCTGGCAAAATCTGGAATGTAAATGTCGCACCACTTGCAGCCGTCAACACTGTTGAAATTCCTGTGTTTGGTGCTGATTCGGTTGCATTCCATAAACCTTCGCACAATGAACCAGTCGCGCCCCAGTCTGCAAGCATTTCGACGTCGAATGAGAATTGGTCATCAATGTGACGGTAGACCTTGCCGTCTAAAGTTTGATAAGTCTCAATTGTTGGGCTATTGGATAGAACCGCGCTTGTTGCTTGGGCGTCGTAATTATTGCCACCAATAGTAAAGGTGACGTCGCGCCCAGTTATTACTGTTGTTGGCATTTTTACTCCTTATGT